CTTCGTAGCCTTCCTTCTCGTAGGTGATGTACTCGGTTCCGTGCGTCAGAGTGACGGGCGGCGTGTAGTCCTTCAGGGCATCGTCAACGCTCTGCGTCATGAGCCTGCGTTTGAGCCGTGCCCAGTCATCGTCGTTAAGCTCAATGGTCTTCATCGCACCTCATTTCTTCGTGACGCGGTAGGTGCCGGAAACCCGAATCGCCTTCAGTGACTTCAAGACGTGCTCCGCGTGCTCCTTGCCAACGATGGTCAGCGTTTGGGCGGGAATCGTGATCTCGTAGACCGTCTGCGCTTCCTGCTTCTCGCGCTCCCACATCCGCTTTAGGGCGGCTTCGGTCTTAGCCAACGTCGCTTGCATTTCCTTGCTTAGCTTCGGCGCGTCAGGCTTGAAATCGAACGTTTGCGGCTCCACTGGCACCATCCCTTCTCACGATTGCCTGATAATTACTTCTTATCTGGCACGGGCGGTCTAAACCCGTGCCGAAAGCGGCGGTTTATCTCGCGTTTCGTCCTCGGTCGCCGCGATGCCCGAAAACGGCGTTTTGGTTCACCTTTGGCACACCTCCTAACCCGACGCGCGGCGCTTCGCTTCACTGAAGAGCTGAGCCGCCGCCGCGTCTCGTCCGGGCATCAGGTGGCCGTAGATTCGAAGCGTCGTTGCTTCGTCCGCGTGCCCCATGCGCTCCGATAGCGTCTTCAGGTCGCATCCGTTGGCGATGAGCCACGAAGCGTGCGTGTGCCGCAGGCTGTGAAACGTGATCTCTCGCGGCAGTCCGCATGCGTCGCGTATGCGGCTGAAAGCCCGTGAAATCGTCGTTGGGCGCATGTAAGAGCCGTCTAGCGTCACCAGTGGGCAATCAGCGCCCAAGCGCCCCAGAACGTCGCCCTGAAGCTTCGTGAAGGCATCAATGACCGCGATATCGTCTTGCGTGAGCGCGATGTTGCGGCACTTGCGGCCTTTGGTCACGTTGCGGCGATAAGGCTTCTTGCCTTTGCCCTCAATGACGTTGCCGCCGACGTGGACGTAAGACAGGGTGCGCTTAACGTCGATGCGCTGCACCGCGCAGACCTCGCCAACGCGCATTCCGGTAACGAGCGACAGCCACGAAGCGAAGGCGTAGACGGCGGCGCGGTAATCGGCTCTCGTCTCGACCTCCTTGCTAAGCGCGCCCTCTAGCTTCCCGTTGAAGCCCTCGAAGTTCCATTCGGTTAGCGCCGAAGCTTCGTGCCGTTCCGGCGATGGTTTGGCGACGTACACCAGCGGGTTAGCGTCGCAAATGCCAGCGTCTACGAAGTGGTTATAAGCGCCGCGCAAGAAGTTGTGGACGTTGATAACGCTGTTGCGGCAAAGACCTTGCCCGCCTTCGTCCTTCGCCATGAGCAAGCGTTGCTCAAAGCGGTTGAAGTCCATAACGCCAAGATCGCGTGCGTTTGCGGTCTTCAGATAACGTGCGACGTAGCGGCAAAACAGCCGATAGCTCTTAATGCTGTTCGGGCTTGCTCCGTTGCGCTCGCGCAGTTGCACGTAGTCTTCGAGCAAATCGGTCAAGCGGGCGCTTCTAACCGTTCCGTCAGCCGTCACGTAAGCCGCCCACGTCTCAGCGAGGGCTTGCGCTTCCTCTTCGGTTGCCGCATTCGGAAACCGCTTGTAAGGGCGAATCGCCTTGCCGTCGATGCTGCGACCAAGGTACAACCGGCACTCGAAAACGCCATCTGCACCGCGCTTGACCTTAACGCCCATCATGACCACTCGCAGTTTTCACGAATCCGCGAAGGGCAGTTATTGTCGTGGCAGTCCGTGCAATCCAACGGCTCTTTCCTGATGTTGAACTCAACGATTCGGTACTTCAGAGAAAATCGGATGAGCAGCAGCAGGGCATGAGCAAGCGAGTTGGTAAATTGACCGTCCCAGAACGGGCAAAGTCCGCTCATCGCGCCGCGAACCTCGTACTTGCCGCCCATGCTACTTGCCAACCTTCATGAACGCGCGCATAACGCAGGTGAGCGCGAACACGACGAACACGGCAAAGGCGATAAGCCCGAAACCAGCGCCGAAGAACACGCCAACCGCGATGCTCACAACGAGCGCCAGAATGGAAAACAGGACGATTGCGGCGCATCCGTATGCGCCATGCTCGATCTCTCTATCTTCTTTCAGCATGTGAAACCTCCTAAAACGTGAGCGCTATAAGCGCGAGAAACACTAGAAACAGCGCGATTGCCAGAAGCGCTTGATAAGCCCAGTAGCAGACGCACCAGAACGCGGCTACGGTAGCTGCGGTGGCAACGGCGCAAAGTACGATCTGGTAGCGCTTCACTTCTTTCCTTCCGTCTCGGCAATCAGGTAGTCGATGCACTGCTTGCACTTCTGCAAGTCCTGAACGCCGTTCTTGCGCCGCCAGCGCCAAAGGTATTTGAATGCGCAGCCCCACCAGTAGGCCGATTGTGCGGGCAAGGCGTACTGGTCGCCGCTCATCATCGAGCGCATAGCGTCCATGCACTCAATCTGGCCGTCGCCCGCGTAGTGGTCGGGATGCTCCACGGCATCACCGCGCGAAAGCTCGCCAAGGCTCTTCGCGTGCTTCGTCTCAATCATCGGTAGGTAGCTCCAATCATCCACTCACAAACCCACTTGTGAAACGCTCTGAGAAATGGCTGAACGTTCGTGTCATCAGCCCAGCCCGCAATGCCTATGAATCCGTCTTCGTTGAACGAGATAGCTTCACGGCCTGAGAAGTAGAAGCCGCTAACGCGCAAAAACGCGCTTTTGATGCCTTTACCGCCATCTGCAAGGTTGATTTGCGGCTGGTACTTCTTGCGGTAGCACGGGTGCATTTCCATGTGCTCGCCGTTGCGCTCATGCTGCGCGTACTCGATTGCAAGGAATCCTTCGAGCGCTCGAATGTCGTTCGTCGTGATCTGCTCATAGGAAAGATTTCTTGCGAACAGCTCGCGCGCGCCGTCGCGTGTCGTTGGCGCAATCATTCCATCACCTCACAAAGCGGAGGAACGGAAAGCGCGTCGATTCCCTTTGTAGCGCGACATTTCCAGCATGCGTGATACTTGCGGTACCTAACGACCTTCCTAACGGTTCCGTCCTTCTTGTAGTCAACAAGCTTCTGCTCTTGCCTGAACCAATCGAGCGGACGGGAAACGCCACAAACCGGGCAAGTCTTTGTCACGATTCGGTTTTGATTGATAACTGGCACCGCTAACACCACCCTTCATGCCATTGTTGAAAACTCTGTTGAAAACCTGTGGAAAGCCGTTTTGCTGGCGCTCGAATGAGCCGCACAAAACAAGACCGCAAAGAGAAGAAGCAAGAGAAAGAACCTTGCTTGTAAGGTTGACTAACAAGCAAGTACGGTGGGTTTTGGTTTTGGTTCGAGGAACCAAAACCCACCTCATCTTGTTTTGTTTTGTTTTGTTTTATGGTTAGGCGACCATTTGCGAGTGGGTTTAGCACACCTAAAACCACTGGTTTTGCCTTGGGTTTGGCAAACATGCTTTTACACCTCCTGACCTGCTGAATTGTTGTTCTGTGAGTTCTTGCGCGGTCTTCCGCCCTTGCGCCCGTTGGCACGTTGGCGACCGAAATAAAGCGCGTTTTTGAGCATGCGAAAGTTCGTCAAGAAGCCGTCTTCGTCGCGTTCGAGAAGCCCTATATCCAACAGCTCTTCGACAAAGGATTTGCAATCTTCAATCGCCATGTACTCATCGAACGCGCCAGACTGTCCGAAGCCCAGAACGCCCGCGAGAATAAGCGCGTCTTCCTCCGTCTCGAAAGCGATACGGTGCCCCTTGGTAGCCGCCAGATATTCGCAGAGCCGCCACCAGCGCCCGTAGCCGTCATATCCCCGGCGATGAATGAGACGTTGGCACTTCACGTCTTGCGAAGCGTTGGAATCGTGCGAGAAGAAGGCCATAGGCTCTTGCGCAGCGGTCGTTTCCTCCCGTGTAGGCATGTAGTCACCCCCTAACCGTCTTCCTCGTCGCAGATCACGTCTGGCGCGCCCTGCTGGTTCCATCCGTCCCATACGCAGTGCCCAACTTCGCGGCAGTTCGTCCAAACGTCGCGCCCAACGAACGTGCAGCACGTCTTGCCGCGATGCCGCATGCTTTCGAACTCGCATGCTTCGGGGTCTGGCATGGGCGGTTCGCCGAAATCGAGCGGCAAGGTTTCCTGCGCGCTATTCCTCTTCATCGCTTGAAATGTCGTAGGCAATCGAGCTGCCAACGTAGGTGAGCAGCTTTTGCATGTGCTTAACGGTGCTCGGCTCGGGCTTCGCGCCATCTTCAAGCAGAGTGTCAACCCATGCGAGGGTGCCGCGAACGATTGCGAGCGTGGCGCTCATATCAACGTCGAAGCCCTCGCCGGTCTTGGGATTAATGAGCGACATGCTGCCGTTGAGGGCGAAGGTGCCAGCGCCGACCTTGGCGATAGTCTCGGTGATCTCTTTACGCTTCATCTTTCTTCTCCTTGTCAAACATGGATGTTCTAAGCTCGATGCGAAGCTTCGGGTTGCGTTCGAGCAGCCAGCGAGCGAGCAAAGAGCTATCGCTGTTGTTGATTCCGTAGGTGTGTTCGTTGCCCTGATCGTCAACGAAGGGCACGCCAACGAGCTTCGTAGTGCCCTCGTAGCGCTGCTTCTCGATGAGGTACTTAGTGGAGACGCGAAGCCCGCGCGCGTCGATTGCGAGCGCTGTAAGCTCGATTTCGCGCATCGCCTTTGGGTTCTTCTCGCACCACTCCTTGAACAGGTAACGTCTGTCCGCGACCTTTAGCGGCATCGGGTAGACGCGCTGGCGCTCTTCGCGCATGACGGCTTCGAGCGGTTGCGTGTAGTTATCGGTGTCCATGCGGGCACCTCGCTTCACGGCTCATGACGCGGCGCAAGGCCGCTTCTGCTTCCGCCTTGCTCGCCGATGGTGCGACGGGTAGCATCTGGCGGCGGTAGACCCTGCCGATGCCCCGGTTTTCCGGCGTGCTCGCGTCTTCCTCTATGCGCGCCATCCAGAAGCCCGCGTTGTCGCGGTAGACTTCGGCCTTCATGACCAAATCACGCGCCACAAGACGCGACCAACCACGATGTAAAGCGGAATGAGAAGCCACCAGCCCGCAAGATCGCACAACCACCCAAGCAGGGCGGCAGCAGCCATAGGGAGGATGCCGGTTAGCGTCAGAGCGGCGATTGCATACAATCCCCAGCGCTGGTAGCGCGGCATGCGCGCTATACTGTCTTCTGTCAATTGCGCCCTGCAATTTGACACGCCCGTTCGAAGTTGCCGCTTCGGGCGGGCATCTTTCTTCGCAGCCATTCGCGCGTTTTCGCAACGGCGCATCTGCACCACTGGCGCTGCGCAGCGCTTAGGCCGCACGGTTCGGGCATTCGTAATACCACCTCCAAAACCAACGGTTTTCTTATCGGTTTTCACGTTTCGAAACCTCCGCTTTAGTTGCTCGAAAGAGCGACGATGCCCAAAAGCTCATCGGCGGTACACTCATAGAGCTTGCAAAGCTCTATGAGCATGGGCGCTGTCGGCGAAGTCTTGCCCGTCTCCCAATTGCTAAGCGTCGTGATGGAAACGCCAAGAAGGGTTGCGGCCTTCTGAGCCGTAAGACCTTTCCGCTCGCGCGCTGCCTTATAGTTCTCGCTCATTGTTCACCTCCAATCATCCGAAAGAGAGATGAAATAAACCATACGGCTTATTTCGGGGCAAGCAAAAGAGTAAGCCGTTTTGTCTAGCGTGTCAACAATAATTTGTATACAATTAGCCGAGACGGTTACGTTTGATAGGGGTTGCTATGGATAGCACCGAGACAAAGAAGCTCATTGGCGCTCGAATTGCCATCGCGCGCAAGGCTAATGGCTTCAACCAAGATCAACTTGCAGAAGCGGTCGGCGTTCATAAGCAGACGATTTCTAGGTGGGAAAGCGGGAAGCGCGCGCCCAACGGCGAAGAAGTCAGGCTAATTGTTGAGACCCTAAATTGCTCTGCTGACTTCATCCTTGGCTTGACGGATACGCTGAAGATTGGTGGCGGAAATGACTAGAAAAGAGAAGTTACAAGCGATTGACCCAAAGAAGGTAATCGTTTTTGATACCGAGACAACCGGCTTGAACATCGGCGGTTCTCGCCGCGATGAAATACTGTCGCTCGCTGTCATGAATCTTGACGGTGACGTTCTGTTTTGCGACCTATTGAAGCCATCGGAGCGCAAAAAGTGGCCTAAAGCGGAAAGCATAAACGGAATATCTCCGTCTATGGTGAAGGACAAGCAGACGATTGTAGAAAGGCGTTCGGAAATTGAACCGATTTTCAAGAACGCTAAGCTATACGTCGCATACAATGCCGATTTCGACCTAGGATTTCTTCGAGCTTCAGGCTTGGATATACCAGATCATCAGACGTTTGACGTGATGAAGGAGTTTGCGAAGATACACGGCGCATGGGACGGCACGCATGCTGAATGGTCATGGTGCAAGTTGGAAGATTGCGCAGCGTTCTACGGATATCGTGACTTTGGGGCGCATGACGCCTTGAACGACGTAAGAGCAACAGCGCATTGCTTCAATTCGATTCTCGATGATTTTCTTTTTGGTGAGCCGCGCCGCCGCCCGAAGCGCGTAAAGGATGAGTTCGGCGATTCGTATTTCGAGTATGGCGACGAAGAGTTTAGAAGCATCGTTTGCAGCGGCTATGCTGCCGCATTGGCCGACACTGACGAACATACTAACAACGCGCCATCGGCTAACGAGGTTCAGCAGCAAGCCAAGGATGAAAAAGACAGCGTGGATAATCAACCGGACAGAAACCATGCCGTGCCAGATCGGCGGAACACGAATAAAGCATTGGTGTTAATCGGTTCCGTTTGCGTATTGATTGGGCTTGCAATCACTGTTTTAGGCGCAGCAATCGTTGGTGTCCCGATTGCTATATTGGGCGCTTTGCTTGCCATAGGTTCAAAGGGAAGGAAATAGAAAACCCTGCGCGGCTTCTTGGCGGTCGGCGCGCAGGGCAAGTGCAAAGAACGAAGCGCAATTGCGCGCTCGCTCTAAGGGGTGATTTTAGCATGGTGAAGAACCGAGCTGCCATATACGCGCGGTTCAGCTCGCACAACCAACGCTCAGAAAGCATTGAGATACAAGTTGAGAACTCACGCGAATACTGCGAGCGTGAAGGCTTGCATGTCGTGCGCGAATACTGCGACTATGCGCAGACAGGGCGCAACGTAGATCGAGCAGAGTTCCAACGGATGATGAGCGATGCGAAGCTTGGTCTATTTGATTTTGTGGTGATTTACAAGGTAACTCGCATAATGCGCAACCGCGATGAAATGGCATTGGCGCGAATCATGTTGCGCAAGGCTGGTGTAGAAATACTTTATGCGGGCGAAGAGATAGCGAGCGGTTCGAGCGGTGTTCTTCAGCTTGGAATGCTCGAAGTTCTCGCAGAATGGGAAAGCGCAATCGACAGTGAACGCATTAGAGACGGAATCCAGAAGAACGCCGAACGGTGCATGGCTAATGGTCGCACTCTCTATGGATGGGATATCGTAGAAGGACGCTACGCCATCAACGAGCGAGAAGCCGCAGTGCTTAGGCGCATGAAGAACCTTTTGTTTAGCGGTAACTCAGTAGCGGAGATCGTGCGCGCCGTTGACGCTGAGCGCAGCAAGCGCGGCGCAAAGTTCAATCAGGATACCGTCACCAAGCTTCTAAAGCGAGTGCAGAACGCAGGTGTCTACAAGTACGCAGGACACGAGGTAGAAGGCGGTATGCCAGCCCTATGGTCACAAGCAGAACAGGATATGATAAACAGCATCCTTAGCGACCGTCACCGCCCACGAAGGAAGGTTGACAGCGCGCTAGAGTTCCCGCTTAGCGGAAAGCTCTATTGCGCTCGATGCGGAATGCCAATGGCCGGAACAAGCGGAACCTCTAAGAATGGTTCTGCCTATCACTATTACAAGTGCCGAAAATGCCGCAGGACAGTTCGCCGAGACTTGATAGAAGATGCAGTGGTCGATATGACCTATGAAGCAGTAAAGCAAGCTGATGTGAGAAAACGCATTGCCAAGACGCTTGCTGGCTACGAAGCTGAGCGGGCGACCGAAGAAAAGCCCGAAAGCTACTTCATCAAGAAAGAGATTCGGCGTATCGACACCGCGTTTGAACGCATCTGGCAAGCGATAGAAGACGGCATAGCGCCGCCCGGTGGCAGAGAGCGCACAACCGAGCTGAAGCGACAGAGAGCGGAGTTAGAAGCCCGCTTGCGCGTTGCAGAGCAAGCGGAATCGCTCGAACCATCGGTTGACGATGTGCTTTTGTGGCTCGATGATCTCGCGAACGACACAACGCCTTTGGAAATCCTCAACGAGTTTGTCAGATTCGTTGAGATTGACGGCAAAGATGTAACCGTCTACTTCATGTTTGACGAACTGCCGGACGATTTCACGCCAAAACAGAAAAAGGCCGAACACCCTTGCTACCAAAGGTGTTCGACCAATTCTCTTGTGGTGGAGCTTATGAGAAAAACGGCGAACTCCACCAGTACCGCCAACCGCGCATCTATCCAGCTTGATACTTGCGTTGTTAGAGTATCGAAAAACTGGTTTGTTGTCGTTGGCACGTGTCAAAAATAGCATTTTCTGGTGTTTGCAAAACACCAGATGGGCGGCTTGCTGTAAGCCCGTCTAACGCCAGAAAGCGGGGCACCCCTTGTCAGGGTACCCCGCTTGAACACTAATAAGAAAGCTTCTGGCCGGGGTAGATCGTATAAGGTGCCCCAATGCCGTTCTTGCTTGCGATGGTGTGCCAGTCGATGCCGAGCGAAGCGCCAATCTCGCTGAGCGTGTCGCCGCTCTTGACGGTGTAGACGCGCGCAGCGCCAACGCCCGCCCTCTGGTTGACGATTGCCTGAACCTCGCTGAAGCGGTCGCCCAGAACGTCGCTGCGCGTCGGCACAACGCCGAACATGCCGCGTTCCACATCATCTGCGAGCTGAGAAGCGGAAGCGCCGTCAATGTAGTTGATGAGGTCTTGCACCTCTTGGTAACGGTCGCCGAGCTTTTCGCGGCGCTCAGCATCAACGCCATACTCGCCACGCATTACCGCTGCCGCAAGGTCAAGCGTCGTGCCCTCCGGCGAAGGCTCGGCGACCTCTGCGGGCGGAACGTCTGGTGCTGCCGCTCCGGACGGGTTGGCGAACTTACCCCACGCTTCGCGCGTCATGTAGGCGATATCGAGATCAAGCGGTGCGTTGAAGCCATCAAGACGGCCATTCGACGTGTACTGGTGGATTGCGCAGCTATCCCAAGCGCCGAAGCCGCCATCGGGAAGCCACGGCGAAGACTGGTAGCCTGTGCGGTTGTTGTTGGCGTACTGCGCAACCCAGAGCGCGTGATTCGGCGCAATCTGCGACCAATCTTCTTCGGTGCAAACGCTACGGCTCATGTAGACGATGCAGCGAACGCCGGTCTGATCGTAGACGTAATCGAGGAACAGCTTTGCCTTGTCGGTTCCGATGCGCCCGTACATCTCATAATCGAGAACGGGAATGCCGTTACCGAAGTAGTTACGGCAGCTTGCGACGAAGTGCTTAGCTTGAGCGATGGGGTCTTCTCCGTTCATGAAGTGGTAGAAGCCCCAGAGTTTGCCGAGCTTGATAGCCTGCTGAATCCACGGGTCGCAGGTGTTGTGAACGATGGTAGTTCCCTCTGTCGCCTTGCAGATCACGAAGTCGCAAGGCACCTGCGCGAGGTCAAGCCCGCGCTGGTAGTTAGAAATATCAATGCCGTTGAGTGCCATAGAAGCCCCCTCTGATGCAGTAGAAGTAATGAAAATCGACCTGCTCTAGCTCTTCGAGCGTGAAGGCGCGCGCCGAGTTCCCAGCGCTCGCCGGGTCGCGTATCCAGTAGCCGTCATCGTCGGCGCGCCAGATCATCACGACGTGCCCGCCGTAGTCCCTATCTCCGAGTGTTCCGCTCATGCCAGCGAACGCCAGCCATCCGTCAGACACGTTCTGAAGGACGGGCGCGAGATCGTAAGAAATCGGCGTGCTCTCGATGCCGTATTCCGGGTAATGCTCGGCAATCCACGCGCAGAACTTGCCGGGGTCGTTCACGCCATCGGTCAAGCACGTGTCGCCAACGAACGATGCGAGCGTGAGCGGTGTAATGTCCTGAAGCGTCATGTATTTGACAGCCATAGCCGCGCATGTAAGGCCGCAGCCGTATTCGCCGATAGCGCCGCCCGCATAGGGTATGTAGTCCCATTGCGGGTCGGTCTGAAGCCATAGCGGCATGCTGTTACCCTCTGCAATCGGCCTATCGACCACGATTGCAAGGCGGTCTTCCTCAGCCGCCGCGTATCCCTCTTCGCGCGCTTCAGCGAGCGCGCCCGCGTCGCTCTCGATATGGCCGACAATGAGCCAGCCGCAGTAGAGCATTGACGCGAGCGCGCCGGAAAGCACGAGGGCGACAGCCTTTAGCCTACTCATAGCGCTTCGGCTCGGTGTAGGTGAGCGCTTGCGCGGAATCGCCAACGCCCGCCGTGGTCGGGTCGGTCACGATGCCCAGAATCGCGAGCACGGCGAAAAGCGCGTTGATGATCGCGGCCAACTGCTCGTTCAGAACGCCGAAATCCCACTGGTACCCGAACGGTGCGGCGACCACCTGCACGAGCAGAAGGACGGCGGGAATGAGGGTCAGCCAAAACGTCTTGTTCTTGATTCGTGCGGTGAAGTTAATCATTTCAGTTCTCCTTGTTGTTAATCGGATGCGTGCGCATCCATAAGCTCTTTCCATAGGTGGGTGCCAACGCCGTTGCCACCAAGTCCCGCGTACACCTCATGAACGCTGTTGGCTTGCTCTTTGATATCGAGCGGAACAGGCTTGCCCGTCTGCACGTACTCCGCATGCAGCCTGAACAGCTCTGACTTCATGAGGGCGCGCATGCCTTGAAGCAGCAAATCATGCTCAGCGTCGAACTTCGCATCGGCCTTGCGCTCTCGCTCCTTGTGCATCTTGACCGCAGCGCCGAGCGCGCCGACAACCGCTGTCATCACGGCGGAGAACAGCGCTAGAAAAACCTCCGATGCTTCCACGTCAGCCCTCCGTCACCTCTCGCCAGACGGTTGCGGTGCCGGCAGCCCCCGGCTCCCAGACGTTGTTAGCAACGAGGGATTCCCAGACCTTGCCGTTGTGCTTCACGCGGGCACCGAGCGGATAGGGATTCGTAGAATCGGGCTGCACCCATTCGGGCGCTTCCTCTGTCGGCGTGTCGGGCGTTCCGGCTTCAAGCACCTTCGCCCAAAGGCTCGGCGCTGCCGTTGGTGACCAATCAGGCTGCGAAGTGTGCGCCTGAAGGCACGTGTAAAGCACGCCCTCGAAGCTCACGCGCTCGCCCTCGGAGTAGGCGTGGCCGTCGCCGTCCCACGCCGCGAAAAGCGCGGGGCACTTCGCCGCCACATCGCTAGAGAGCGACGGCGCTTGGCCGTCGAAAATGGCGATGATCGCGCGAAGCTTGCCCTCTTCCTCTTCGGTGAATGCCATGTGTTCCCCTTTCTCTCGCAACAAAAAAGCCCCCGCTAATGCGAGGGCTTCGATACCTTGCTATGTCGGCTTCCTCAGCCGAAAAGCTCCTTGTATAGCGCGTCCATGCGCTTTACCGTCTCGTGCGCGCTAAGGCGCTTCATGCTGCCGCGCCACGACTGGTAGGATTGGTTGACCTGCTCGACGGTCATAATCCCCTTGGCGACAAGCGCGGCTTGCTTCTTCAGCTTGCGCCGCTGCCGCGTCACGGAGGAACGGCACGGGCGAACGACAACCTTTCCGCCCTCGCCATATGAAAACCTCTTCTTCAGGAACACGAAGCCGCGCGTCAGCTTCACAACGCGCGTCTTCTTGCGGTTGATGATGATTCCCAGATCGTCGCAGAGCGCTTCGATGCGCGAAAGAGCGTCCCAAAGCGTCTGCTTGTCAAGGGCGATGCAATAGCTATCGTCCATGTATCGCCCGCTCGCCAAGATGCCCGGAAGGGACAGCATCAGATGGTCAACGGGCGACGGCAGGGCGACGGCTAGAATCTGGTTCGGCTCGCTGCCAAGACCCAAGCCGCGCGCGCCGTGAGCGTCTATCTGGTCGCTCATGACGCGCTTAACGCGCTCATCGTCAATGGCTCGGTCGATAAGGCGCTTGCATGCGTCGTGGTCGATGTTTGCGAAGTAGTCCGCGAAATCGACCTGCAAGATGTAGCCTTCCGCTCCATGCTTTCGGTGGTGCTCGACAAGCTGGCGCTTCATGCGTCGAATCGCGTAGTCGGTGCCGCGCCCCTTGACGTTCGCTGTGCATCCCTCGGTGAGGGTAGGCCAGATCGCGGGCGCAAGCGCGTGACGGCTCAACGATTTCTGTATAACGCGCTCTGAGAAGTGGACAGAGCAGATGTGACGAAGCTTGCCGCGCTCGAACAAGTCAAACTCAATGAAGCCGCGCCGGAAGTCAGCGCCCGTGAGAAGGTCGCGCCGTGCTCTCATGATGTTTGGAACGACGCGCGCCATGTAGCGCTGAACGCTCGATTTCCAACGCACGCCAGCGGCAGCGCCGTTGGCGGCATCGTATAGGTTATCGAGATCGGCGACAGCTTCCAGCGTGCAACCCTCGATGCGCCTAGCCCGGTTCTCAGCGCGCTTGGCATCGCGCCTTGCGCGCCGCGCAGCCCTGCGCTCTTCAGAGTTCATGAGGGCACCCCGCGCGGCTCGCAATCGGCATCCAGCAGCCGCTTGACGGTTGACCATGAAACGCGGTCGAACGCCGAGAACCGCGCCATGCAAGCAGCGAACGGCAACCGTCGCGGGGTGCATATTTACGGGCTTGCGCCCGATGGTCGCCCCTTCCTTCCTCAAATGCACGGCGCGCGGCGCTTCCGGCCGCACGGTCTGGCAATGCTTGGGAATCACGGCAGCGGGCGCACCCAGTCGTTCGTCGGCGCATTGTTGTTGGCATTGCCGTTGCTGTTGACATTGCACGCGCTAGACGAAGACCCGCCCATGACCGACCGCAGCCACCAATTGACGCGATGATTTCCAAGGGACAACGCGCGAACATTCTACCCCTTTCCAATGAGCTTCACGCCCGCGCGAGCGCCCTTTATGAGCTTTATATCGTTCTCGATGCTCTCTGAGATCTCTTCGAACTTAGCCACCTTGACGGGTAGCTTCATCGCAAGAAGGCATTGCAGGTCTTGGTAAAGCTGGTTTAGGTCTGCCAAGGCAAGCGTCATGTAATGCTTGCGTTCCTCGACGTTCCGCTGTGTGTTCGGGTAGAAGGCATCAGCCTTCACAAGGTTGAACACCACGCTTCGCGCCGTCTCCGCCATGGGGACGGCGAAGATGAAGCGATAGGATTTGGGCACCGCGCCCGAAGTGACAAGGCGCGTCACCTCGTTTCGAATCGAAACCGCAGTGTTGAAATACTCGAACGTGCTTAGGTTGCGGTTCCGCACATATACGCCGCTCAATTTGCAACATCCCCCCCTCCGTGATTTTCAAAAAAATACTTCGCCCGCGCTTCGCGCGGGGAAGTATGGGCGCATGCGCAAGGCATGCGCCAGACCTGTACCATATACGGCTGATTTTATCAGCCTAGGAGGAAGCACGGCAGCGGGCGCACCCAGCCGCCCGTCGGCGCAAGGCTGTAGGCAGTGCCGTAGCTGCCGACAATGCACGCGCTAGACGAAGACCCGCCCATGACCGACCGCAGCCACCAATTGACGCGACCGCCCGCGATGCGGCTTGCGGTGTCGGTGAAGATTGGGAACTGCGAATCGAAGCCGACAGAGTAGCCCTTGCTGCCCCATACTGGGCACCCGTAAACCTCCATCTCTGAGGGCGACCAAATCTTGCCCAAGTCCGCCCAGCTCCAACCGCTCGCTTCGGTGAGCTTGCCCGAAGACGAATAGCGCTCTTCGAGAAGCACGCGCTGCGAGAGAATGGCGCTCTGAAGCGTGGACGGCAGCGCGGGCAAGAAATCGTTGATCTCCCAATCATGGAGCTTCGAGCACAAGTAAGGGTGCTTATCTTCGGCGGTGCCGTTGTTGTCGTTTGTCTCGCGCCACTGAAGGTAGCTCGTGTTGGATGCCTTGTCGCCCTTCACGGTGACGGGCGCTTTCGGCACCATGACGATATGATGCCCCTTCGCGGTGTCTCCGCACTGGTAATACTGGTCGATAGCGCCGATGCGGTAGCGCACCGTCTGCGCTGGCACGTTAGCGCCCTCGGAAACGGGAACGTCGATGTAGTCTCCGATGCGCAGACCGGCGAAGTTGGCGTTTCGCGCGCGGTTGCGAAGCCACGTGTAAATGTCGGTGCTGCCGATCTCGTTAGCGAAGACCGAAGCGAGCGAGCGCCCCGCGTAAGCGTTGATGTTGTGCTGGCGGTCGTATTCCTCGGCGGTCGTGACAGAATCGGCCTTGCTCTGCGCTGAAGTGTCCTTCAGGTTGTACGCGGTGCCATTGATAGAAAACTTCGACAAATCAGCCATTGATAGTCTCCCTTCTTAGTTGAGCGTCGCCGTCTCGCCGCTCACGGTGGCTTGCGCAACCGTGACCGTCTCGCCGGATAGGGCGCTTCGTCTGTTTGTGGGCATGTACGCCGTTTCTCCAAGGACTATGTAGCCGTCCTGAAGCTCGACAAGGGCTGTCGCAAGCGTCGCGTTCTCGTCGCGCAGCTCTTGCACCTCGTCATCTGACGGCGGTTCGATAGCCGCGACAGCGTTTGCGATATTAAGCGCGTTCTGTGCTGCGGCGGTGGCATCCTCTGCCGCGCCGTTTGCAGTCGCAGCGGCGGTGTTCGCCGCGCTCGCCGCGCTGTTGGCGTTCTTTACCGCCGTCTCTCCACGGTCGATGAGGTCTTGAACGGCATCGTCCCAGTTCTGCGCGGGCTGCTGCCCGTCAAGAGCGCTGCGCAGGATTTCTATTGCGAATCGCTCTGTCGAATAGGTCTTGCCGCTCTTCGTGATCGTGAAATAGGCTTCGTCGGTGTAGCCGGACACGCTGCAAAGCTTCGATTCGTCAACCGTGATCGTGGCGGCGTTTCCGCTCACCGAGCATTGGCCGCGATAGTAGTTACGTTTGTTAGGCAGCAGCACGACAAGCCATGCCGTAGCACCTGAAAGCGCGAACTCATCGCCGTTGTCGTAGATAAGCGCCTTGATGGTGGTTCCGCCATCGTCGCCCTGACCAACCTTGATGCAGGTTCCCGCGCCCTCCTTCGAGATATCGAGTTCAAGCGTCCGTGTGTTGCTCATCACTCGCCGCCTTCCTCGACGGTGCCGTATGCAAGCGCGCGGAGGGCTTCGAGCGCTTCGGCGAAGCTCATAGCAGATCGCGCCTTGCTAGACACGGGCTGCACGTCCGCGCTCGCGGCGACGGCTGGCACGCTCGCGGCCAAAGCGTCGAACACATCGACAACCGCCCTCATGCGGTCATCGACGTACAAGGGCTGAACGAGCGTGAAGGGCTGATCGTCGTTGATTGGCTCCTTCACGTCTTCCGGCTGCACGACGGTTCGGTTTCCGTCTTCGTCAACCGCAATGAAAATCATTCCGTTGTTCGCGGCGCGGTTGATAAGCTCTTCGTCGTATTCGGTCACCATCGCTTCGCAGTTGCCTATCGGGTCGTGCAGCATGTGATAAAGTGTCTTGCTCATCGTTCCTCCTAGTCGAAGTTGCATACCGTGCAGAAGCCGTCTACAAAGTCGATGCTTCGCGTTGCGCTCCACCATGTAATCGTGCCGTCGCCGTTATCCTGAATCTTGCTGACGTAATGCAACGTGCAATCTTTCGTGATCGCATGCGTTGTCGTGGTGCTCTCGCTGCTAGATGCAGCGGCGGAAATAAGCGGCGTGGTGATTCGGATATGCTGGTTTCCCGTCAACTGAAGACCGGTCGTTAGCTGCCCGGTGCTAACGTTTCGCATGTGCGCTGAGAAGTCGATAGTCCCGATCTGCGTTCCGTCTTCGTAGCCTTTAATCTCGCCACTGGCAAGACGAATGAGGTTTGAAGCAGAACCGCATTCGAACGTACCGTTAGCGTCGATATTGTTTGCCGTCATGTAGTTTGTCGTAAGCGAACCGGTGTTGAGGTTCCACGTGCTGCGACCGTATCTGTCGCTGATGATGCCCGTTTCAATGTAGGTAGCATTGATGTAGACTTTACCGCCGCTGAGATAGATTCCCTGCGTCTGCCCGTTGTTGGTCAGCTTGTTGAATATGTCGCGTTGCGTTTGAGCATCGACGGCTGAGCTTGCCGCATCGTCGGCGATTTTCTGAACGGTCTTGCCGCCAACCTCGGTGCTTGCGGAAAGCGAGAACTCGCCGTTGGTCAAGTCCCAGAAGTTGTTTCCCTTCTCGTCGGTCAGAAGACCGGCGCGCACGCGCTCGGCTCTCATGGTGCCCGTGTTGATCGCGTCGGCGCTCACCATAGCGCCTGTCAGGAAGGTTCGCCAGTCCCATTGACCGTCAGAAGTGAGGTTCGCGGCAAGTCGCATGCCCATACCGTTAATGTTGACAGCCCACATGCCCGAAGTCGCTTTGACCGGCAAGCCCGTTTCAGCGTCGATGGGTACATTGCTCCACATCGTGCCAAGTTCGAATGTCTCGACCTTGTAGGTTCCAACGGCGTTGAACTGAGCGTTTATCGCGGCCTGAAGCTGCTGAAGCCACGAAACCGACGTGCCCGCCGCAGCGTCATAGATTGCGTTCTGTTGGCTGTTGCTCTTTAACGCGTTGCTTACGCTCTGCCACATGTCGGCCATGCTGTCAGTAAGAGTGCCGAACGTAACGGTAGCGTCGCCGGTGAGCAAGTCGCGCTCAATCTGAGACACGCGGCCATGCAGGCGCACGCCCTCGGCAGAAAAGCCCTTGTCGATGATCGCCACGTCATCGCCCACGCCCACGCCCTCCCATGAGCGCCCGAACGCGTAAAGGTCGATAACCGAAGCGGTGTAGGTTACTTTCGGCTCCTTCACCTGCTCTAGGTAGTCTTTCGTTTCCTGCAAGAGCTGCGCCGCGTCCTCGCACTGCGCGTTGACGTATGACGCGACGGCGGGAAGAATGCCGCCCTCTCCGTCAGGGTGCCCCCAAACGGTAGTAGCTTCGGCATCCTCCACGTAGTCTTTGCCGCCGTTGATATCGCCGAAGGTGAGACGGCGACCGTAGCCGCCACCCTCAGTCTCAACGCCCTTGCCGTAACCGTAGACGCGAGTTTTCGGGTTGTCGCTCGCAACAGAGCGCTTGACGGAAACGAGGTCTTTAGTCCATGTAAAACGCTTTGCGCTGCTCTGGTTCCCGCGCTTCGCGCGCACGCCCACGCGGCGGCTCACAATGCCCGTACCGTTGTGGACGATGAGCGTTTCAAGCTCGCCGCCCCACGTCTCGATGATTCCGGCCAATCCCTCGCGCACGCTCTCATGGTAGAAGGTGCGCGAAGCTGTGCCGCCCTGATCGCACGTGCCGACCTCCCAGCGCGTGTCTGCGAGAATGGACGCGAGCGCTACCGACACGCCGCCAGAAGGCCGCTTATCGTCCAGCCAGTCATCCCACGTTTCGTTAACAGAGTTGATGCAGACGGCTTGCGTCTCTGGCGCGCCGTCATCGTCGTGTGCGCGGTCGATGGTGTCAACGATGTGTTCGTGGCACACGCCCTGAAGGTCAATCCAAACTACGCGGTCGCCCTTCACGAGGTCTTCGGCGCACGTGATGTTGAGTTCGTCGGTTCCGTCCAGCGCGTCGGTGTGCGTCGCGGCGCTCACCGTGAGCCGCCCCAGATTGTCGCCCCAGCGGTTGAAGCGGGTGAAGCCGATACGTCTTATTAAAGCCATCGTTCCACCCACTCAAGAATCGCGGTGCCGTTGGTGATGTTCAGGTGGCAGCGACCGTTGATCTCGAAGTAATCCGAGTCAATCGTTACCGGCGCTGTCTGGTTGTTGACCGTCGCGTGCTCGGTCGCCATGTCAAGCCGTATGGTGCTCGAAGACGTGAGCGCGGTGTTGATAGCCACGAACTCGCCGGTATCGACGTTCGTAATCCTCCACGTGCTGCCAGCGGCGGGCTTCGCCGTGACCTTCAGGTATGCGGGTCGGTTGCCGCCAGCGTTCACGTAGATGTTGCCAGCCGAAACCTCCATGCGGCGCTTCTGGCCGTAATAGTCGGGGTCGCCGACGTGGAACGTCACGGTGGTTGTCGGGCAATCGTCCGTGATCTCGTCTAGGTCGGTGCTGCCGCTCACGATTGCGAGCAGGTAGCGCGTCGGGTCATCGGGAAGGTAGAGCGGCGCGGGTTCGTCAGTCCAGAGAGCCGCCGCGAGCTTGTGCCGCATCTCCGCGACCTCGCGGCGGTCTTCAGTCCTAAGCCAAATCTCAACGGGAAGGTCGTAGCCGCCACGGTAGGCGCTCTTGAAGACCTCGCCATGCCGCCCCGGCACGCTCTCGAACGTCGCGTTGACGGTCGCCATGATGGGGCGGCGCACCTTGCAGTAAACCAGCTTCGATAGGTCGGTGCCGTTGAAGATGATTCGGTCGTGCTGGTTCCTAGTCCGTCTAAGTTGCAACTGGCACCCCCCTTTGCTTCAGCTTGCTTGCGATGCCAGCGCCGATCTGCTGGCCTGTCTCGTATGCGTCCACTCCGTCAGCGACCGTGGCGTAAACCGTCACGGCGACGTTAACGGGCTGGCTCGGCGCGTCGGCGAACCGCGAGAAGGCGCGGTTAACCGACGTTTCGATGAAGCCTTGCAACTGCTTCTCAGGCGCGATGAACTCGCCGCCAGCTTCGCCAACGCCGACGATTGAAGGCTCATCGAAGTAGCCGCCGCGCGCGTACCAACTGATGCTCACGCTCGGTAGCGAAATCGGGCCAAACTCGTTCCAACTGACGTTGAAGTGCGGAAGCTTCGGCTTCGGAATGCTGATCTTGATTCCGCCAAAGGCGTTCATGATCTTCTGCGGAATGCCAGAAATCGCGTTCCACGCGCTTTCAATCGGGTTCTCTATGAAGCCCCTGATGCCGTCGAACACGCCCTGCACCTTAGCGCCAAGGCCGGGAAATCCCAGCTTGTCGCCGATGCGGTCTGCGACGCTAACCGCCGTGCTCTCGGCAGCGTCAAGCTTCGAGCCGATGTTGTCTTTGATAGCGTTGAAGGCGTTTGCCGCTTGGCTCTTCGCCGTCTCCCAGTCGCCGTTCATCGCTGCTTGCAGAGCGCCAGCCGCAGAGCTTCCAACGGTCTTCGCGGTGTTCATGTCGTTCTGAACCGTGGAAGCGATTTGCCCGAAGACCGAATCGGTGTTGCCGGTTAGGTTGTTCCACCAGTTAGACACGGTATCGACCGCGCCTTGCGCGAGGTTCCCGACGTTGGTTTTAAGATCGTTCCAAGCGTTCGAAGCGCCGGTTTTGATGTTCTCCCAAGTGTCGGAAGCGCCCTGCTTCAACTGCTCCCACTTCTCGCCAACGCCGGTGCAGAAATCCGAAACGCCGGTGCTGACCTGCTCCCAGATTCCGCCCCAGAACTCAGGCACGCCAGCGAAGAAATCCTGCACGGCTTGCCACTTCTCAGAAATCCAGCCGGTGAAGTCAGACCACATCTGCTTGCCCGTCTCGGTCTGCGTGAAGAACCACGTAAGGCCAGCGACGGCGGCGGACACGGCGGCAACGCCAAGGCCGATAGGGTGAGCGGCGATAAGCCCGGTAAAGCCCGTCCAGCCGCTAGAAAGCGTGCCGGTGAGCATGCTTCCCAGACCGCCCGCCTTGGTGACGATGTTAGAGAAGCCGGTTCCGATCTTGCTTAGAAAGCCCGTGTCACCCATGAGCTTCTTAGCGCCGCCCCAAAGCTCGCCAGCGGTCTTGAAGGCGCTTCCCACGCCCTCTGCGGCCTCCATCGTCTTACCAATGGCGGTTGTCACGCCGCCGAAGGCGACGGCTCCTAGAGCGAGGTTGTTAACAAGCGTCTGCTGCTCTGGCGACAGGTTCTTGTACCAGCCCGTGACGGCTTCGAGCGCGGGCGCGAGCGTGTTAAGAAGGCTCGTGCCGATCTCGGTAACGGCGGTCTTGACGGGCAAGGCCGCTTCGCCGAGTTCCTGCATGCTCTGGTTCATCTCGTTCTGCGCGTCGCGCGAAGCGAGAATGTCTTTGTTCGTCTCTTGGTACTGCCGTCCCGCGTCCGCGTAAAGCCCGGTAAGCGTCTCGGTGATGAGCTGCGACCGCTCCTGCTCGCTTCCGCACGCGGCAAGAGCAGCGTTAAAAGCGTCTTCTTTTGTCTGACCCTCGGCGACCGCCTGATTGAAAGCGGCCTGAGCCGAAGAGTGGCCGGACAGCGCGGCGCTCCACTGCTCGGCTGATGCCGTAGACCAGTTGAGAGCGTCGGCAAGACCGCCAGTGACGGTGCCCGTGTGCGCCGTCTCCTGCGCTGCTTCCGCCAAGTTCTGAAGCGGCAGAGCGTCGCCGAATGTCGCGTAAGCGCCAGCGGCAATGTCCGTCCACTGCTGCAATTCCTGCTCGTTGGTTGTCAGGCGCGCTAGGTTCTGGCTCGCTTCCGTGGCAGATGCAGAATCGCCAAGGATGCGGTAGAAGCTCGCATAGGTCGAAGATGCTTGCTCGGCGGTGCCGCCAGCGCTCACCCATGCCGTTTCGAGCTGCCCGCTCTGCTGTATCGCTTCCTCTTGGCTCGATGCAAGGCCGGTAAGCGCGCCAGCCGCGCCGATGATGCCGCCAGACAATGCCGTTCCCGCGCTTGAAATCTTAGACCCGGCGTTTGAAAGCTTGTCGGCGTTGTCCTCGGTGGTCTGACCAACCTTGTAAAGCGCCGTGCGCGATGCGTCCGCTTCGCGCGCCGTGTCCGCAAGCTCGCTGCCGTAGCTGTCAAGCTGGCGCTCGCACTGCATGATCGCGCGCTTCAGGCTGTCGTACTGCCGTTCCTCCTGAGCCGTGAGCTGCGCGCCGCTCTGCTTCTTGCTCTCCAGCTGCGCGAGCGCTTGCTTGTAAGCGTCAAGCTTCTGCTTCGTCTCGCCGTAGGCAGAGTTGAGCGCCTTTACCTTCTGCTCTAGCAGCTCGGTGTTTCCGGGGTCGAACTTCAGCGCCTTGTTGATATCGCGCAAATCGCTTTGGGTGTCGCGCGATGCCTGCTGAACCTTCTTCAGGGCGCTTTGAAGCTCGGTCGTGTCGCCGCCGAACTTGATAACAAGCCCCTTGTAAGTGACCGCCACGTAATCACCCCTCTTCGGTTGTCAAAGTCCCATGAGTGCTTGAAGCAACGCGCCCTCGCGGGTGCGCTGCCGTCAAGAACTCACTTCATGTCATGACCAGAACGCGGCTTCGGCCTTGCGCGCCTTCTCGTCCTCGTCGTAGTGCGCCGCAGCGTCTGCGTAGAACGCGTTGATTTCCAAAAGGTCTTGCACCTGCCGGTAGCTCATCATCTGAAGGTCTGAGAGCGTCAGGCCGCATTGCTGGCAGTTGTAGATGTATCGCGCGTCGCACGCGTCTTGCAGGTTACTTGGAAGCGGCGGCGCTGGCCTTTTCGGCTTCCTCGGCTTCCACTGCATCTTGCGCGGCGCTTGGAAAAAAGTTGTCCATCACAATACGCATCACGTCGGTAGCCCAACCGTCCTTGCGCTCCAAGTCGTAGCCATCGGCGGGGAAGGACGAAACCCACTCATCGAACTTCTCATCGAACTGAGGGTTTGCC